AACATCGACCGTACTACCAATACTTGGTGGAAGTCGAAGCAGTATGCCGCTGGCTCGGTAAACCCAACTCGTCAAAACGTCCTTCAGTACATTTCCGGCACCGTGAAGAACGGCGCTGAAGTGCCTACTTTTGGCGTCTGCGGATTCGGTACATGGACCCTGTTGGCCCAAGACTATGTGGGTCAAGAGAACTACATGATTACCCCCGGATCAGGCTTTGACGGTGATGCTAACGGCCCCCAGGCTGCGTTCCGCGCCCTGATGGTTGCTGGCGTTCCCATCTACCCGGACCCCTATTGCCCAGAAGGTACTCTGTACTTCCTGAACACGAACTACATGTCGCTCTACATTCATGAGCAGGCATCGTTTGCGTTCACTGGGTTCGAGTCCACCCTGCCGAACTTCCAGATTGGTTACGTTGGCGCTGTGTTGATGATTGCTGAACTTGTCAATACCAAGCCAAAAGCCATGACGAAGATTACCGGCTACAACTCACTCAGCCTGTAAGGAGGATAAATCATGTCTTTAGCGATTAACAAAATCCTCGTTGCCGGTGCTAACGCCAACTCGGACGGCGCCTATTTTCTGGCGTCTACCGTTACGGTTCCCCAAAACTCTGCCCTAGTGTTGGACGCTGGCACTTACTACGTTTACCCAACGGCAAACGTAGTGATCCAGGTCAACAACAACTCTAACGGCAATGCGTTTGCTAACGTCTATGCAGCCAACACCGGTGGTCTGGTGATTGCTGACGGCGTGAACGTGCGCCTCAAAGAGTTTGGCAATGCCGCTAACGTCAACGTGTCGGTTGTTACCATCAATGGTGGCGAAGCCGCTAACTCAACGTACGCGTAAGGGGGAACTATGGACGCAAATGCCGTAGGACGTTCCTTTCCCGATGCGTTTGGTAACTATCGTCTGGCAGAGCAGACGGGCGTAAGCCTGAACGCTACGGGCGATGCTACTACGCTGGTGGCACAGGCAGCGACTAAGTACATTGTGCGTCGTATTAGTTTGTCGAACTTCAGTGGCAATGGCTCTGGTGCTAACGTTGGCGTCTTTACGGCTGCCAGCGGAGGCGGCACGACCATTGCCGCAGATCAAACAATCAGTGGCGCTACTGGCGCTACCAAGTTTGTTGATCTCGTACTGGCTTCGGCTGCTAACTCCGACGTTCAAACTGCCAAAGTGCTGTACGTTAACGTTTCTGCAAATGCCGCTGTCACTTGTGACGTGGCGCTTTATGGAGATATTGTCTCGCTATGACCACTTTGTTTGTACGCAACAACGGGGATGATCGACTGGTTGATTCGTTCAACGGAACAGCCTTTGACTTTACCCCTGGTAAAGAAGTCGAAATCCCTGAACTTGCTGCCAAACACATTTTTGGTTATGACGATGACAATAAAGAGCCTTATCTTGTGAGGCTTGGCTGGATGAAGATGAACACAGACTTCCCTCTTGCGATGGAACGTTTGAGCAAGTTTTCTTTCAGCCGGGAACCTTCCAAGCCAGTCCACGTGTCAGCCCCCGTGGTGGAACGAGTAGCCGCACCCATGCCTAAAGCACGGGTTGCGGCGAAAGGACCATCCAAAGCAGATGAGTAAACATGGCAACAACGCTATCGGGTTACATTACAGAAACCCGCCGGTTGCTGCATGACGTTAACGCAAACTTTTGGACTGATGCTGAGTTAACGGATTACATCAACGACGGGCGCAACCACCTGGTTCAAGATACCGGGTGCAATCGCGTATTGCAGTCGTACATTGCGCCGACTGGCGTAGAGACAATCGACTTTGCTTCCCTGCCTGAAGGCACGGACACAATCGACATACTGACGATCAACCTGTACTGGGGCAACTCTCGCGTGCCCATGTACTACTTGGCCTGGTCGAACTTCAACGCGCAACTGCGCTTCTGGCAAAACTACAATGGGCGCCCCGTAGGGTTCTCCATGTATGGCCCAAAGAAAATTTTTATTGGTCCCAAGCCGGACCAGGATTACCAACTCGAATTGGACACGGTGGTTCTTAAGCCACCTTTGACTGAGCAAGATCCAGACGAAACGCTGCCAACGCCTTTCACTGAGGCAGTGCCGTTCTATGCGGCTTACATTGCCAAGTATCAGGAGCAGTCGTACGGCGAGGCTGAGATATTCAAACAGGAATATCAGAAGCACGTCATGCAGGCTCTAAACACAACCTTCACGCGACGGCTGCCTACACCATACATCTCGGGGTACTAACATGGCTGCCGTTGAGCAAAAGAAACAGTATGCCGTTGTCAAAGACTTCAAGGGTGTAAACACCAAGAACAACCGCACCGTGATTGAAAACGGTGAGTTTGGCTGGCTGGAAAACGCCATGCCTATCGGTTTTGGCAACCTGCGGATCATTGAGGGCAAGGAATTGGTCAATGCCACGGCATGGACTGCCAACGTGACCTTTATGGGGTCCGTAAACATTAACAACAACGAGTACGTCCTGGGCTTCCAAGACGATGGCTCGGCGCAATACGTCAATCTGACGGCTGGCACGAAAGGCAACATTGCCGCTGCCAACACGTTCTCTAACTCTGGCGTGATGATTACCCAGTGGAAGAACGAACGCGCACTAATTATTGACCCCGCCAGGGGTTACAAGACCTGGGATGGCACCGATCTACACGACATTGGTTCCGTAAACAGCGTCACCATTACCAATGGTGGCTCTGGTTACACGGCTGCCAATACCACCGTGTCGTTTGGTACTCCCAACCAAGCCAATGGCGTGCAGGCCACGGGCGAGGTGGTTGTTGTTGCAAACGCTGTTTCCGAGATTATTGTGACCGAGGCTGGCACCGGCTACACCAGTGCCCCTACCGTTACGATTACAGGAGGTGGAACCAATGCAACTGCTACCTGCACAATCCTGAACCAATCTGGCACCGACGTAGCCACGTTCTCCGGGCGCACCTGGATTGCTTCAGACCGTACTGTGTTTTACACGGCAGCAGATACCTACAATGACTTCATCAACATCACGGCAGGCTTTCTAACTATTTCGGATTCGACCCTGCGCACGAACATCACGCGCATTTTGTCAGCCAACAACTTCTTGTACGTTTTCGGTGAAGACTCCATCAACGTGTTTTCGGACGTGCGGGTGGATTCAACGACTGGCGTGACGCTTTTTACCAACACCAACGTCTCTGCGTCGGTGGGTTCTAACCTAAAACACGCCATTTTTCCGTACTTCCGGTCTATTTTGTTCATGAACGAGTACGGGGTTTACGCCCTGGTGGGTGCTACCACGACCAAAATCAGCGATCCGCTGGACGGAATCTTCCCTCTGATCGACTTCAATGAGTTTGTGTCTGGTGGACAGTGCCTTATTAACAACATTCTGTGCGCCGTCTACAACTTCAAGTACAACGACAACGGCACGATGCGCTGGTTGCAAGCCGCTTTCTTTGAACGTAAGTGGTTCTTCACCAATCAACTTGATAACGCATACTTTGTTGTACCTGCTGTAAAAGATGGATTGCTTAACTTGTACGCAAGTACAGGTAATGATCTATACCAATACTATGAAGATGCTGCCGAGCCGGTAGCCGTAGACATTGAGACTGCCTTGCTGCCAATGGGCGACCCAATTCGAGACAAGCAGGCTCTAAAGATTGGTATTGAGGCCACCCTTGGCAATGTGCCGATTCTACTGACTGCTTACGTGGATTCCGAGTCACAGCAATCGCCTGCCATTGACTTCGTAAACACCATCTTCTGGATCAATAACTCTTTGCAGGCCATAGACTGGACCAACTCATCTTCCCAGGTGATCGGCTGGACCGCTGCGCAGAGTGCTGGTGCTGGTTACTACCTGTACAAGTCGGATGCAAAAATGTACGGTAAGTACCTGGGAATGACTATCACAAGCGATGCAACCCCATTTACAATAAATGGGTTCCAATTTGAACATGAACTGAGAGCGAGGTTCTAACCATGACACTTCCTATTTCGATCCCTAATACGTTTGCTAACGCGAACGCAGCGATCCCACTTTCTCAACTCGACAACAACTTTACCACTGTTTCCAATGCAATTAACGGCATTGGCAACGGTTCCGAGTCACTGTCGAACGTCAGCATCACGGGTGGTGCAGCAGCCAATGTGCTACTGCAAAACCGCAACCGTGAGTTTGTGACGATTGACGCCAACGGCGCAGCCAACACGATCAACTATGACGTGAACACGCAGCAAGTGCTGCTATATCAGGGTAATGCCACTGCGAACGTAACGCTCAACCTTCGCGGAAATGGCTCTGCAACCCTGAACAACGTCATGGAAGTTAACTCTTCAATCACGGTTGCCTTCGGCATGACCAGTAATGCTACGGCTTACTACGTCAGCCTGGTTCAAATTGATGGAACGAACGTCACTCCCAAGTGGCAAGGTGGTGCGCCTACCGGTGGTACGGCGAACTCTACTGAACTGTACGTCATTAACGCTGTTAAGACGGCAGCCAATACTTACACGGTCTTCGGATCGGTCACTGCCTTCGAGTAAGGAGCAGTCATGCCGCCACTTTTATCTTCCGTAGCAATTGCCACAGCAAAAGCCTATGGGTTTACTGCTGGTGGGATAACGTCTGCAAATGTTGAGTATTTGGTCATCGCTGGTGGTGGTGGCGGATCAACAAATAGAGGTGCTGGCGGTGGTGGCGCAGGAGGTTATCGCACTAACTACACATCTTCCGGGCCAACCCCAACGCCTAAACTTTCTGGTGGCGGAGGTTCTATTGAATCTTCGTTTATTGCAACATTGGGAACGGCTTATACAGTCACAGTTGGCGCGGGAGGAACAGGAGGAATCAACCCAGGTTCTAATGATGCGTCTCCTGGATCTAATTCTCAATTTAGTTCAATTGTAAGTATTGGTGGTGGCGCTGGTGTAACAAATAATATTCCAGCACCTTTCAACGGAGAGTCTGGAGGTTCTGGTGGCGGCGCTGCCGGTGCCACTTCCAATGGTGGTACTGGAGGGTCAGGAACTTCTAATCAAGGATATGCCGGGGGGAGTGTTGCTGCTGCTTCCGCAGTCGCCCCTTCCGAATCTGGTGGTGGCGGAGGTGGAGCGTCGGCTGCTGGTGTAAGCATTACGGCTCCATCACCAACTCCTGCTGGTGCAGGTGGTGCCGGTATGTACTCAGACATCACTGGTTCCGCAGTTCAACGAGCCGGTGGCGGCGGCGGCGGAAATAATACGGGTGCTTCAGCAGGCGCCGGTGGCGCAGGCGGCGGTGGCCCGGGAGGAAGTGGCTCTTCTGGGCCGGGCAGTGGAACTCCCGGAACGTCGTTAACAGGCGGTGGAGGCGGGGCAGGAGGCGCCAATGCGGCCCCCTTGGGTGGAACAGGCGGCTCCGGTGTAGTTATTCTTCGAGTTCCCGACACGATTGCTGCCGAGTTTTCAAACGGCGTCATGGCACGCGCTTACTCTGTTACCGGCTACAACATTTATGAAGTGCAACAGACCACTACAACGTCTGAAACCGTAACCTTCTATTCCAGAGCATTCCTTGCTGAGTACCTAGTGGTTGCTGGTGGTGGTGGGGGTGGTAGTTCTGGTTCAGTAAATGACACCGCAGGAGGCGGAGGCGGTGGAGGATTTCTTACTTCAGACAATACTGTTGCTCTACCAGTAACCGTTGGTCGAGCCTATCCAGTTATTATTGGCGGAGGCGGCGCGACAGGCGCTACCAGTCCTTCCGCAAATGGATCAAATGGATCAGACTCACAGTTTGCTTCCATTATTGCAACTGGTGGCGGTGGTGGCTCTAGAGCCTACGGACCACCTGCTGGTTCTGGTGGGTCTGGCGGTGGCGTTGGATATAGTGGAACTAGCGGAAATGGTAATACTCCATTTAGGTCGCCATCTCAAGGAAATGCTGGTAGTGGTGTATTTGGTGGCGCTCCAAATTATGGTGGTGCTGGCGGTGGTGGCGCAGGCGCAACGGGATCAGGTGGAAGCCCTACCGCAGGTGGTGCTGGCGGTGCCGGAGTGTCTTCATCTATTTCTGGTTCATCTCTGTTTTATGCTGGTGGCGGAGGTGGCGGTAGTTACAACGGCGGCACAGGTGGCGCAGGCGGCTCAAGTGTTGGCGGGGCAGGGGGTGCATCTGGCGTTGCTGGCGGAAATGGAACTGCGAATCGAGGCGGAGGTGGTGGCGGTGCCGGTGCGCAACCTACGACTGCTGGTGGTAATGGTGGCTCTGGCGTAGTTATCATCAAGATTCCTGACACAAAAACCGCAACATTTACTGGCGGCGTAACCCAATCTTCTACAACCAGTGGTGGATTCAAGATTTACACCGTCACTGCAACTTCAACAACCAGTGAAACAGTAACTTTCTCATAGGGCTGATATGGAAAACACTGCTGAAGTTATACCAATGCACTCAAAGCCGGAAGAACGGCAAACGCCTAATCCGGCTTGGGCCTTTAACCTTGACCCGGTTCATTCTTGGGCTTATTGGGATAAGGCTTTTACTAAGGAAGAGTGCGAACGCATCATTGAAATTGGTAACGACAGGACGCAACGACAAGCAACTACCAGAGGTAACGTAGATAAAGTGCGTAAGTCGGAGGTTGCATGGCTTTATCCAAGCGATGACTTGGATTGGGCTTACCGCCGCATGACCGACATTATTACGAACCTAAACGAAAGGTTCTTCAAGTTTGACCTGTTTGGCGCGACAGAAGGTTTCCAGTTTACTAAGTACACGGCACCTGGCGGCAAGTATGGTCGCCACATTGATTCTGGCCCTGGCACGCTAATCCGCAAACTTTCTTTTACTTTGCAACTGTCCGAACCAGAAAATTACAAGGGTGGTGATCTTTGCTTGTATCTGGGAGAAAAACCTGAAGTGATGAAAAAGGATCAAGGCTATGTTGCCTTGTTTCCTTCCTACGTTCTTCATGAGGTAAAGCCTGTTACGCAAGGCACCAGGTACTCACTCGTTTCTTGGATCACTGGAAAACCATTTAAGTAAGGAGATTAAGGTGGCTCACTTTGCACGAATTAAAGATGGCGTTGTAGATTTTGTAACGGTTGGTCGTGATGACGATGAGAACCGCGAAGACGAACTAGCCCATGACGGCTGGATTTACAAGCGCACTTCTTACAACACTCGCGGCGGTGTTCATTACGGTCCTGATAGTCAGCCTTCAGCAAACCAAAGCAAGGCATTTCGCAAAAACTACGCTAGCATTGGATACACGTATGATGCGGCCCGTGATGCGTTTATTCCTCCAAAGCCTTTTGCGTCTTGGGTGTTGAACGAAGATACTTGCCTTTGGGATGCTCCTGTAGCAATGCCAGCCGATGCCGGAACGGGTGAGCCGCCTAAACGCTACACTTGGGATGAAAGCACTACGTCATGGGTGGAGGTACAAGATGGGGCTTAATGCTTTTACCGTACTCGGTAACACTTGCAAGATGACTGCGGCTTCTACGCCTCCTACTCCCATTCAGGTTTCAAGCAGCACGCTTGGTGGCAACCAGTACCGAATCATTAACTTGTCCACCACGGTCACGGCTTTTTTGTCTTATGCGCAGGATTCTGCGACGGCAACAAGCAATTGCGTGATTCCGACTGGCGATGGAAGCAATGCGAAAAACTGCATTCCCATTTTGCCAAACACGGACGAGATTCTTTCATTTGTACCAAACGGATATTTCACGGCGCGTACTGTGTCGGGCACTGCCGACATTTACATTACGCCGGGTGACGGACTCTAAGGAGTAGACCATGCTCAAGGTTGC